TGGGTAGCCCGTCACCACCGTCAACTGCGATGGGGCAACCGTGTAAATGTTGTCAACGGAATCATAGCCCGTGGATACTCCCTTGCCCGTACCCTTCGAGTAAAGAGTGTTTAAACGATCCGAAAACGACGACGCCGCAGACAAACCTGCGATTGGGTATGGCTGTGCATCCTCTATGATTTTCTTAATAATGTTAGACGGGCGATCATCTAATGTTGGATCGTCATCCATTAAGATTTCGTTCAAATCTTTTTTATCGAACTTGGCTATCCGACATTTCTCTTTACCGATTCTTCTTGCAAGCTCTTCGGCTAGAACTTGACCTGATGCATCTTGGTCGGTGGCTAAGATTACGTAGGGTGCATTGTCTAAGACTTGCTGGGCGTTGTGTATAAACGCAAACCGTTTCTCATCAGCCTTCGGCTCCGCCAACTTCATCGGCGCACCCCCGGGAACTGACAGAACATTGTTTAAACCCGCTTCGATGGCGGACAAAGCGTCCATCTCGCCTTCGACAATTATGATTGGTTGACCTGCGACTATGTTGTCTATGCCAAAGAAATCATGCGCTCCCCCCATATCTTGGGTGAAGTCTTTACCGTTGATTGATCTGTACTTCGTTGCGACTAAGCTACCTCTGCGGTAGTAAGGGAATCCTATCGCAGGAGTTACCTTGCCTATCTTGTGGAAGAACTTCTCGGCGGCAAATAACTTCATCTTATCTGCGGTGGCTGGTGAGATTCCTCTTGTGTTTAACCAGTCGTAATGTGGCTGGGCGAGGGGTTGATTGATGACCGTTGTGGAGGGAACAGCAGACAATTTGGTTTCCTTTCTGGGTTGGACAGATCCATTTTCAAAGCAATGGTGGCAGTGATAAACAACAGCCCCGTCGTTCTTACGGGTCAGTGTCATATCTTTTATGTTTTGTTTTCTGCGCTCGGGTGAGCAGTATGGGCATACCACTCTCGCACTATCGTTGAAGTGCGTTTGTTCTACTAGCTCGGCAATCATTTCATGCTGCCGTCTGATTTGCGTTTATACGATCTGTTCTTCGCTGCTGGTTCAGCACGCAGATTGGATCGGACTGTTGTGCCGCCTTTACTTAGAGGGGTCTTGTGGTCAACATCCTTGCCGTCACCCTTGTGAACAACGCCTTCGCGTTCCAACATTCTTCGGGCTTTGTTTCTTGCCGCCCGTTTCTTTTTGACTGCGGGTGTGCCGTCATAGTTGGCATATTCTTGTTTGTAATCGCGGTTATTTGCCATAAGTGAAAGCCCTCAATAAATGATCTGCCCAATCGTATGCCTCATGGGTGTACGTCAGCTTATCTTGGTAAAAAATAAGTTCTTTATCTGAGGCAATCATCCCCGCCAAAATAAATGCGGCAAACAAATCCCGCATCGTCATGTTGTTTAAATCAGTTTCCATTGCTTTCCTTAAATTTTGTTAATGATGTTTGTTCAATGACATAGCCTACGCCATATCCCAAATCTTTTACATATTCCTGTTTGATTGCATCTGCGGATTTTATGTACCCGACAAAATCAACATCGTCACCGTCGATTATGGCAAGTACGTAAATATCTACATCTTCGACCGTCTTGTCAATGTGAATCAAAAGTCTTCCAGATTTATATCTAGTAGCCTTTATGTCCACCCGCAGACCCTGATGGGTGATGAGGTCAGCACCGCCTTTGCGGGGATGAACTGAGAAATCTGGATACAGATTGAACCGCTTACCAAATGCCATCTCGGACAAGACCCCGTCCCGCTCAATCTCAATTGGGTTTTGCTTGCTCATTTGCTTATTAACAACTCCACTTGCTCGGGAGTTTGTTTGTCTCATCACTGCCAAGGTTAACGCCATTGCAGATTCGGGCGGGGACATACTGACAATCATTCACTTCCTTTTGCCCCTGACGGGGCTGTTTACATAATTTCACCCCAAAGACCCCCCTACCCCAGAGCAAATAATGGAGTAGGAGAGGAGGTTCACCCGCCTTTCGGCATCATCATGTTTGGCGTAAGCCAAACCCCTCGGCTTGATGATTCGACCAGCCGCACGGATTATTCGGGAACTGCCCCCTAGACTAAGTCGTACCGTGTACCCTTTTCTTCCACGCAGTCAGGCTGAACTCTTGCTATCGGATGGAGTCCGGTCGGGTGTGTAAACAGAAACAAAAAAGCCGTTAGAACTAACCCCGGTGAGAAAACATCATTATCTTTGTGAGACTTGACGCTACCCCATGCGGGGTCGGGATTAGATCTAACGGCTTTACTTGTTCGGCTCTCACACCTAACGGAGGGAACTCTATCACAACTTTTCAAGCTGTGTCAATAAGGATATATAAATTTCTGCTATACTTAATTCCGTGGTAAGCAGTTGCCACGGTTCATTGGCTTTCCTTTCTTTTGCCCGCCTTTTGTGCGGGCATTTTTTTGGGTAACTGCTCAATGATTATTTCTGCTCTGGGGTTCTCAGGGTCAAGCCCCCAATAGGTATGCCGTTCCTTTACCTGACGGTCGTTTTTATATACCAGCCCCTGCAATAAATCTAAGATCAAACTCTCATCCAAATCAGGTCTGCGGCTGGCATAGTAGATAGTGATATGCATCTTAATATCCCCAGACATTAGAGGGGTAATAGGCATGACCTGTTGCCGGAAATACTCAGAATAGTCGAGAGCTTTCTGGCTCTTTATTAGCCTAGACATAGTTCCAAACTTTACAACCCTGCGGGAATTTGCTTTTGATGCAGGCTCTCCCTTGACAAATAAAGTTAGTCCTTGCAATTCATCATTACTAGTGCTATCATTTTCTTTCATTGAAAGCTTTCTAAAAGGAACTCACTTGAAAATTACCAACAATCAGAATCTACCAGCGCCAGTTGTGGCTTTGTTGACAAGGAACTACTACACAAAAGGTGAGTCTCAGTATAGCGTAACAGAGCTAATGTCGCCACCCAAAATTAGACGGTTACGAGAACAATACGATGACCAGATTGAGATTGATGTAACGTCATTGCTGGCATCTCAGTTTGGAACATTCATGCACGGCAAGTTGGAAGCCAAAGAAGTAGAGGGTTACATCAACGAGGAACGTGTATTCACGGAGGTTGACGGGGTAAAGATTAGCGGGGCGATTGATCTACAACAGCTAACACCAGAGGGGGTCATCATCATTGATTACAAGTTTGTCAAAGCCTATTCAGTGATGATGAACAAGATTGACTGGGAAATTCAGTTGAATATTTATAAATGGCTGGTTGAGTCGGTCAAACATACCCGAGTCGCAGGATTAAAGATATGTGCGTTTATCAAAGACTTCAGTAAGTTTGAGACAACCAAAGAGGGATACCCGCAAGCCGAGGCGGTAATGATTGACATCCCAATGTGGGACTCAGTCAAGACAGAGACATATGTACGCAATCGCTTAGAGATGCACCGTAACGCTAAGGTTGCACATGATTTTGGTGAAGAGCTACAGCTTTGCACCGATGAGGAAAGGTGGGCAAAGGAAGCCACCTACGCAGTGAAGAGGGATGGTCGCAAGACCGCGATCAGGGTGTTTAAAACAATCGAAGAAGCCACAGAGTTGGCAGAAAAGGAAAAAGGCTATGTCGAAACAAGGAAAGGTGAGTACACCAGATGTACTGGAAACTACTGCGGAGTCGCCCAGTGGTGCAATCAATACCAAGGAGAAATTAATGAGTCCGCTTGATTTACTGAAGATCAACGTCAATGACAAGACGGAAAAGAAGAATGGCTTGACGTACCTGTCATGGGCTTGGGCATGGACAGAGGTCTTAAAGGCTGACCCTGCCGCCAAGTTTGATGTCAAGTTGTGGCCTGATGGCATTGGCATGACCCCGCTAATGATGATCGGAGATACTGCGATGGTCTGGGTAGAAACGACAGTGTTTGGTAAGTCCATAACCTGCCAGTTGCCTGTTCTGGACTACCGTAACAAACCCATCAGTCACCCTGACGCTATGGCTGTAAACACCGCCATCATGCGTTGCTTGGCTAAATCTGTAGCTTTGCACGGACTCGGCCTATATATCTACAGCGGTGAAGACACACCCCCTGATGAAGAGGTTAAGACAATAACCGTAACAACCCCGACAGCAACGGTAGAAATGACTGTGCCTGTGTCTGCACCCATTCCCGACAAGGTAGATGCAACAGACGCTTCTGCCGCCGCCGTGGATGCTCCAAAGGGCGATTGGACTGAGGACGATGCCGTCAAGATTGGAGACACCATGTTGGCGTTCATTGGGGTTCACCGCGACCTGCCTGATTTAAACAGTTACTGGAAGAAAAACCAAGTTATCTTGGACAAGCTCAAGGCCAGCCACCTTGAGATTTACACAGCCGTTCGCAATGGCTTTGCGGAATACAAGAAAACCCTGCAAGGAGCAGAAAAATGACAGATAAAAAAGCGTATAAACCTTATCCCGATAGCGGCTCTTTGCGTGCCACTATCAGCAAGCGCACCCCCATGTCTCCTGACTACTGGGGCAACATTGCTATCAATTTAAATGATCTGACCAATATCAAGACTGAGGATGGTCTGACCGTCATCAAGCTCAGTGGTTGGAAGAAAGTGGATGCAAGTGGAAAAACCTATTTGTCTGTTAGCGTCGATAGATTTGTTCCTACGGGAGCAGAACAACCGCAAGCGTCTAAGGCAAAAGCCGCAGACATGGACGACGACATACCGTTTTAAGGAGAAAGAAATGTCTTTAGCTAAAAAAGGTAGGGCTTTCATGCAAGCCCATCCACAATGCAAACCAGTTGATTTGGTAGAGAACTGCGGGTTTAAGTTGCCGTATGCCATAACGTTTTGGTACGAAGAACATCGCAAGATTTTTAACAAAGAACATTTGAAAAATAGACCAAAGCGTAAGCCAATCGAAGCGCCCAAAAACCTTACGGAAAAAGCAACTGTAGATTGGGAAAAAAACTACCGAAGTGCAATGATGTGTATCACAAGTCTTGAGAAGCAGATTGTTGGCTACAAGGCTGTGATTAATTACCTTGAGCATCAAATTGAAAAGTACTATGGCTCTTCAGTTTGAAGCCCGTAAGGTAGCGTTGAAACAGGACAGGACAGGATACGTCCTGACCTTGTCCTTGCACCCTGACGAAATTCCTGTAGAACTTCTGCGGGATTTTGTTGGGTCTAGATACGGATGCGCTTTGGTGCGCATACAAGACGATGAAACTCCTACTGCGTATAGCAATAGGGTTCAGACTGCGGGGATGTGGTGTCGGACGATTGAATTCCAAGAATTCCTTGGCACGATAGACGAGGCATCTGCTGCCGCAGAACTGTGTAAACGCTGTGGCATTACATCTCGCAGTGAATTAAATGGCAACGAGGAAGCGCAGATGGCATTTGATGCCCTTGTGCTTGAGTACAAAACAGGAATCGGAAATGACCCATTTTAAAAACTACAAACCTTTCATGGCGTACCTTACGCAGACCGACATTGATCGGGTAAAGGCTTACTCCAAGAAGAGTCATGTCCCTATGGCTCAACTAGTGAGAGAAGGAGTGGCATCACGCATTGCTGGCGAGAATATGTATTCGGAAGGATACAACGACGGCATCACTAAATGCATTTCTCTTATCCACGACATGCGCTTTGCGCAGATGAGGTTCCCATCGGGGGCATCATTTGCCGAGACTGTTGAAGATGAACTGGTTAAACATATGTGGAAAGAACCCAAGGAGGATTCTGATGAAGAAGGTCGGAGCGTCAAGGAATCAATGTAGAGGGTGCGGGGAGTACTTCAACAGCAACTCAGTTTTTGTAGCTCACCGCACAGGTAAGTTTGGAGATGACCGTAGATGCAAGACAACCGAAGAAATGCAAGCTGCTGGTTACCGTTTAAACAAAGATGGGTATTGGGCCGGGGAGCCTAGACCAGAAATTGAAACAGATAAGGAGACAACATGAACTGGTTAGCATTTATTGGATTAATTTGCTTTATTGCATGGCTTACACACATCTTCACCTGCTTTGCCCATGCCATGTGGGGATTCTTGGTTGCTGGCGCAATCTTTTTTCCAATAGGAATTCTTCATGGCTTCTACCTCTGGTTTCACTAAGGAGAAGATCATGTGGGACGTACTTGTGACGGTGATATTGATGGGCTTTGGTGCGCTTATGGTTATTGTCATGGGTGCAATCTTTATAGCCGCAATCTTTTATATGCAAAACGGAGGACGAAATGAGTAACTTTAACAAACCAACAAACCCACCAGCATTTCCATCTTCTGTTGACGATGGAGAAACCGTTAAATATATGTTGGGCATAAGTGTGCGTGATTACTTTGCGGCACGGGCTATGCAAGGATATATCTCAGCAAGGGGATGGCATCCGGACTTTGTTTTCCCGGAAGATTTTAATTTTGATGAGGGCAAACGTGCCGCAGATGCAGTCTCTGTATCGGCATACAAATGGGCAGATGAAATGTTGAAAGCGAGGGAAGAGAGTTTAAACATGAAGGATGACCAATGACAACAGAACAATTTTTTGCTGTACTTGGAACTATTTACATTGCGCCTCACATGCACCCGTTCTTTGGTCATGTAATGGGATTTGGCCTATTTTTTGCGGTGGCTTGTAAATCATTGGGGTGGCTATGACAAAAGATGAAATACTTAATTTGGCAAGACAGGCTGAAGGACAAGTGACGATGTGGGTCAATCACAACACGATTCAAAAGACTACGACATTCACATTTGAATCGCCCCTTGATTACTACGTCAGCGGTGAGTACCCCGAAAAATACCACATCAAATTCTTGGAAAGGTTTGCCGAGCTTTTAATTTCTAGAGGTGAAGCATGACACAAGATGAAATCATTAAGATGGCTTG